AACGCACCGCACGGGATCGGGAAACCGACCGCAAATCGCGATCTGACGCCGCTTGCGACGGCAAACGGATATCGCCCTGCCGACGGGTTGGGAGTGGTGATTCAAGCATGACAGCCGGGAAAGACCGCACTATTCCGCATCAAATCCCCCCCATAAAAATATTGCGCTTGCAATTATTTCCGCCCCCCTGTAATCTGCATTTGTCCGCTGAAATTGGCGGCATTGGTTAATTTTTTGGGGGATTTTATGGACTATCAGCAATTCATTGCCGGGAAGCACTTCAAATCGGTTGATGCCGGTTTTGACTATGTTTGCAGCGAGTCGTGGCTGTTCGATTATCAGCGCGCCTGTGTCGAGTGGGCCTGTCGTCGTGGCAAGGCTGCGTTGTTTTTGGATACCGGACTTGGAAAAACCAACTGCGAGCTGGCATGGGCGCGGGCTGTGGCTGAGCATACCAGCAAGCCCGTCCTGATTCTGGCCCCGCTATGTGTCAGCGTCCAGATCATTCAAGAGGCGGCGCGTTTCGGGTTCGATGTTCACGGAGTCCGCGATGACAGCGAGATCCGCGAAACCGGAATCTACATCACCAACTACGAAAACATGCACAACATTGATACAGGGCGATTCTCGGGCGTTGTGCTGGATGAGTCGTCCATTCTTAAGGGCATGGCCGGGAAGATGCGGGCGATGATTACAGATGCCTTCCGCGACACCCCGTATCGACTGTCAGCCAGTGCGACGCCATCACCGAACGATTACATGGAGCTTGGCACGCAATGCGAGTTCCTGGGCATCTTGTCGCAAGTCGAGATGCTTGCCACGTTCTTCATTCACGACGGCGGAGACACGGCAAAATGGCGGCTCAAAGGTCACGGCCAGAAGAAGTTTTTCGAGTGGCTTGCATCCTGGGCTGTCATCATGCGCGACCCGTCCGCGTATGGGTTTGCGAAGAAGCCGGAACTGCCGCCGCTCAATATCCGCCAAGTCACGATCGACAGCGGCATCACTGACGGACTGCTGCCCAAACTGGCGCAATCGCTCGGTGATCGACTGACAGCGCGACGGGATACGGTTGCCGTGCGTTGCGCAGCAGCTGCTGAACTGGCGAATAGCATTGATGGGCCGGTGCTGGTCTGGTGCAATTTGAACGATGAAAGCCAGATGCTATCCGGGTCGATCAATGGCGCTGTTGAGGTGTCCGGCAGCGACAAGCCGGAAGTGAAGGAGTCGCGCATCATCGGATTCACGAACAACACGCACCGCGTCCTGGTCACTAAGCCAAAAATCGCCGGGTTCGGGATGAACTGGCAGCACTGTCACAACATGATATTTGTGGGCCTGTCCGATAGCTGGGAGCAGTATTACCAAGCTATCCGCCGCTGCTGGCGTTTTGGTCAGACGCAAACCGTCAACGTTTATGTGGTGACAGCCGACATCGAGGGCATGGTGGTGGAAAACATCAAACGCAAGGACGACCAGTCCGACCGGATGATGGATGAAATGGCCAAGATTGCGCCGCTTTATTTCAAGGACTTCTCCAAAGCGACGCGGGAGCTTGCGTCTTTTAAGTGCAAAGGAATCGCCAAACTCCCATCATGGATTTAATTGTTTATTGCCAATGTTTGTGTTATTGTTTGATCAACACAAACAAAGGTACAGAATCATGGAAAGTTGGGTTAGCGTTTGCGATGGGTGGTACGAGGTTAGCGACATGGGGAATGTCCGCAGATTAAAGCCGGGGAAGTCTACTTTTGTCGGTAGGCCTGTCATGCCTCTTGCGTCCGCTGGCGGGTATGCTCAGGTTTCCCTAAGGTCTGATACTGAGACAAAAAGGTGGTACTTGCATCATCTTGTCATGATCGCGTTTGTTGGGGATAGACCCGAAGGAATGGTCATTAATCACAAGGATGGAAATAAAACCAATAACAGGCTTGAAAACCTTGAATATGTAACGTACGCGGAAAACTCCCAGCACGCGAGGGAAAATCTTTTTTATAGACGAGGCCCAAAGATGGAAAAAAAACCATTGAAGGGCTTACCGAAAGGAGATGGCCACTGGACAAGGACAAATCCAGAAAAGATTGCAAGAGGCGGTAAAATGCCGCACTGCAAGCTGACTCCGGAAATGGTGGCCGAAGCAAGGCGTCGAGTAGCCGCCGGTGAAAAACAAATCACCGTAGCGAAAGAATTTAACATCTCAGTTGCTCAAATGAGCAGGATTATTAGGGGAATACGATGGACGTACCTGTGATTGACCAAATGCACGGAAACAACTTCAGCGTCTACAACACCGATTGCGTGGAGTTTTCTATGGGAATGCCTGATGAGTCTGTTGACTTCATTATTTATTCTCCTCCATTTTCAAGCCTTTATGTGTACGGATCGTCTGAGCGCGACATGGGAAACGCAGCAACCGACGACGAATTCTTCAAGCATTTCGGATTCCTGGTTCAACACATGTTCCGCATGTTGCGCCCAGGACGATTGATGGCGGTCCACTGCATGAACCTGCCGACCAGCAAGCAGAATGACGGGTTTATCGGAATCAAAGACTTTCGCGGCGATCTCATCCGGTCGTTTCAGTCTGCCGGGTTCATCTACCATTCCGAGGTTTGCATCTGGAAAGACCCGGTAGTGGCCATGCAGCGCACAAAGGCACTCGGGCTGCTGCATAAGACCATCAAGAAGGATTCCAGCATGTCGCGTCAGGGAATCCCTGACTATCTCGTTGTCATGCGTAAGCCTGGGGACAACGATAAGCCGATTGAAGGCGCGCTCAAGTATTTTGTGGGCGAGGATGCGCCGCGTGATTTCGTCGCCAATGATCGCGTTGATGGCAGCTTGGCATGGACTCCGACCGGCAATGCAACCCCGATTGATATTTGGCAGCGATATGCCTCGCCGATCTGGATGGATATCAATCAGACCCGGACTCTGCAGTTTCAAAACGCACGCGACAGCAACGACGAGCGCCATATCTGCCCGCTGCAACTCGACGTGATTGAGCGCGCCATGCAGCTGTGGACGGCGGACGGTGACGTGGTATTCAGCCCATTCACCGGCATCGGCAGCGAGGGCCATGTAGCGCTGCAAATGGGGCGCAAGTTCATTGGCACCGAACTGAAGGAGTCGTATTTTAAGATTGCCGCGCAAAACCTGATGGACGCCGAAAACGTCAGCCAGCAATCGTTGTTCTGAGTGGCTGAAAATAGTACAATAGCGATGCTGCCGAGGCGTGGAAACCGAGTCAGCATCCATTGAATGTGCCGGGCAAAAGCAAGGCTTTTGGTCTGTACCGTGTTTCACTTTATCGCGCCGCCCGGCACATTCCGCGATAATGTGGATTTCCACCACGGCACAGAACCAAAGGCCTTTTTTATTGAGGTCGCCATGGCGCGAATCCGTACCATCAAACCAGAGTTTTGGACGTCTGAACAAGTCGTCGAATGCTCGCCGATAGCTCGACTACTGTTCGTCGGAATGTGGAACTTTTGCGACGATGGCGGGAATCACCCGGCCAGCGCAAAGACACTCAAGATGCAAATCTTCCCCGGCGACGACATAGCCGCAAGCCAAATCGAATCCTATATTTCCGAACTGCTGAGCAGCGGTCTTTTGTCTGAATACACCGCAGAAGGCCGTAAATACTGGCATGTGACCGGCTGGAAACACCAAAAAATCGACAAGCCCTCTTATAAGCATCCGCGACCATTCGGCTATGACTCGACGAACGATAGCCGAACACTAGGCGACCGCCACCCCCCGGAAGGGAAGGGAAGGGAAGGGAAGGGAATGGAAAGTAATCTTCCCCCTAACCCCCAAGGGGGAAAAGCGGAAGAAGAAAACCCGCACCTGTTTTCCGACTCCGATACTCGCCGGTTTTTCGCCATGCCGATGGACTGGAATCCTGACCCTGTTGAACTGCAAAAATACATCAACGGGAAGATACACGCCGGGAAACCGTTGACGCTGGAAACCGTCTTGGGGCATCTTGGGGATTACCGGGAAGCGACCCATGCGAAGGGCGAGAAGCGCACAGAATCGGAATGGTGCCGGGCGCTGGTCAAGTGGGCGCAGCGATGCCTGAGCAACCCTGTCAAACCAGCCAGCAAGACGCCGACCGAACAGGCACCACTCGATTTGTACAAACCAATAATAACCCCGCCGCCATTCTCGAATATGCGCGGCGCACGAGATCCGGAACTGGCCGCAAGAGCCAAGCGCGACCGGGTGGAGTTGTTCCATGGAAAACAATGACGCACCAAAAACGCCGCACAGCCTGAGCCTGGAGCAAGCGGTATTGTCCGGAATCATGTCGGATGGCGGAGGATGGGATGCGGTCTGTAACGTGATTCAGGAGGTGGATTTTTTTAGCCCACGCCACCGCGTCATCTGGACGGCCTGTGCAAGCCTGTACGGGTCGAATGTGGCCGTTGACCCACTGACCGTCAGTGACTACCTGAAAACGCACGGCCTTGACGCGAGGATGGGTGGCGATGATTACCTGGGCGAGATTATCAAGAACTCACCCGCCACCACCCACAACATCGAAGCCTATGCCGGGCGCATCCGCGAGCTGTCCGTCTTGCGGCAACTGCTGGGCGTGTCAGAGATTATCGCGGGCAGCATCCTGGCTCCGGACGGCAAGACGGCTGCCGAACTGCTGAGCGATGCTGAGGGCGCAGTCTTGGGTATATCGACCGCACGAGGCGGAATCGGGCGTGAAATCCCGATACATGACAGCAAGTCAATGCTGGCCGAATCATTCGACCGCATGTCAGCCGCAATGGATCGCAAACCGGGCCAACTGTCCGGCGTGGCTACCGGGTTACGCGGCATGGATGACTGGACGGACGGATTCCAGTCCGGCGATATGGTCGTCGTTGGCGCACGGCCAAGCATGGGGAAAACAACCTATGGCCTGAACATTGCTGAGGCGGCGCTATTCTCGCAACCGCTGCCGGTCGTGATATTTTCCATGGAGTCGCCCAGCTGGCAGATTATCAACCGGATGCTGGCCATGCGCTCCGGCGTGCCGATGAGCAAGATTCAGCGCGGCTGGTTTGAGGCGGACGAATATCAGCGCGTGTCAAACGCCACAGCCGACATCAAGACGCGGCAGTTCCTGGTATGCGATCAGGGCAGCATGTCGCCAAATGACATGCGGGCAGTCTGCCGCCGAATCGCCCGGCAGCATGGCGGCATCGGGATGATGATGTTTGATTATTTCCAGAAATCCAGGAGCAATCGCAGCGACGACCGGCGCACGACAAACGATATTTTGACGGAGGTCAGCGCCGACATTAAGGGGCTGGGCATGGAGTACAAATGCCCGACCGTGGTGTTGTCGCAGTTGTCGAAAACATGCGAGCGCCGACCAAACAAGCGCCCGATGAATAGCGACCTCCGCGACTGTGGCGGCATCGAACAGGATGCGGACGTGATTATCATGCTGTACCGAGACGAGGTGTATAACCCGACGAACGCCGAAGCGCAGGGGCTTGCCGAGCTAATCGTCACGAAGAACCGCAATGGGCCGACAGGCACGCTCATGACTCGATTCCATGGCGATGTGTTCCGGTTTGCGGATATTGAAAACCAAGACGGGAGGTTTTGATCATGGTTACAGTAAAACGCGAGGGCGGCTATCTGGTGTTCTGGCGTGATGGCGTTGAGTTCTACGACTCCGCGATTCCCTGCGAGGCCGAGATAGGACAATGGTTTCGGCATATGAATGGAAAAATGTGGTTCCAGGATGTGCGGAAAGCCTGCATTGACCTGATACACGAGTACCACGACGCGCAATGAGCCTCCACCACCACCTCGTCACCTGTCGCCTATGCCAGCTTGAGCAAGGCCACTACTGCCCCGCGCTGTCCGAAAAGACGGCCCAGGGTATGCGTGACCGGGCCAAGTCTGACCCGGTCGGATTCGCGGAGTATGTCAGCCGGGTTATTTTCGAGAGGATTACGGGGAAAGTGGTTGACGGATGATATTGCTAGTGCAATACTTAACGAACAAGAAAACAACGGGGATTAAGCCATGAAGGTTTTAGTGGCGTGTGAATATTCGGGAATTGTGCGTGATGCGTTTATCGCTCTAGGCCATGACGCTATGTCGTGCGACCTGCTGCCGACCGAAAAGCCGGGGCCGCACTACATGGGGGACGCGTTCGATGTGATCGACTATCCGTGGGATTTGATGATTGCCCACCCGCCATGCACTCACCTGAGCGTGAGCGGTGCGCGGCACTTTGCAGCCAAGCGGATGGATGGACGGCAGCAGGAGGCAGTATCGTTTTTTATGCGGTTGATTCGGCGCAGTGAGCATATCAAGCGGACAGCGATTGAGAATCCGGTTTGCATCATGTCGAGCCTGTACCGCAAGCCGGATCAAGTGATCCAGCCTTGGATGCATGGATGCGGCGAGACCAAGGCAACCTGCTTGTGGCTGAAGGGATTGCCATTGCTCCAGCCGACGAACATCGTCAGCGGGCGCGATGACCGCATCCACAAGATGCCGCCGAGTCCTGACCGGTGGAAAGAGCGCAGTAAGACCTACCAAGGCGTGGCGGACGCAATGGCCGCACAATGGAGCATTTGACATGAGATCATGGGAACAACGCGAGTCAGCGCGGACGGGTAAGCCGGTGCCGCAAGTGCTGGCCGAGCTGATTGAGCAGTCCGGCGGAAAGTGGGAGGTCATTGGGGCAATGGCTGGCATGACGCATCAGGCCGCCTACCGGATGTTTGAGCGCAACGGCATCCGCAAGGATCCGGTTTGGGATTTCGAGTTTCACGGAAAGACCTGCAGCATGGCGCAGCACTGCAAAACGCACGGCCTGAGCTATTTCGCCGTCAAGCAGTACGTCCGAAGCCACGAGGTCAGCCGCGCGGATGCGCTGGAGCGGTATCTCTCCGGCCAGGTTAGGCCATATCGGTACGGGGCATTGCAATGACCGACCCCGTAAACAACCCACCCCACTACTGCGGACATGCTTCCGGAATCGAATGCATCCAGGTCACGCGCCATCTGTCGTTCAATCGCGGCAATGCCTTCAAGTACATTTTCCGGCACAGGGGCAAGGGCGCACCGGCGCAAGACTTGCAAAAGGCGCTTTGGTACATCCGCGACGAGATACGCAACAAGGGAAAAATCGTCAACCCGAACGAGTACCGCCGCCGGGCGCTACGGAAAATACTGGACGCCACGCCGGAGACATGGGAGTCCATGTGTTACTTGCACTTGTGTACGCCCGGAGTGCTGGCGCTGAAAACGGCTGAGTTGGCGATTATTGAGCATATCGGGGCGCAACCATGACCAATTCCACACCAACAACGACCGGAACGGCCACTTCTAGCGCCGTTCGTGTGTCAGGTAGTGCGAAGGTACGGGCGAACAAACACAGGGCCGTTAAACGCGAATACAACGGCATGACGTTCGACAGCGGGCGGGAGCTGAAACGGTGGCAGGAATTGGAGTTGATGCAGAGGGCTGGGGAAATAATCCATCTTGTCCGGCAGGTTCCGTTTGAGTTGGCCCCGCCTGTCGTGCTGGGTGGCCGCAAGAAACCAGCCATCCGCTACGTCGCGGATTTCGCGTACTGGACGGCAAAAGGATGCCCGGTGTTTATCGTTGAGGATGCCAAGTCGCCGCACCTGCGGGACAATCCTGTTTTCCGCATCAAGATGCACTTGCTCAAACTGGAGCATGGGATTGAGGTAATTTTGGTATGAAAAAACCACTCCAACACCAACCATTTGCCGCGTTCCGCGTCACCCCGTCCGGCATTGAAGGCCCAATCCGTCACGAAAACGGATGCGCCCGGTACTGCACCAAGCCGCACAACTGGAAGGTTTCCGCCGTCATCCGGTACGAGGATGGCGATTTGATACGCGAGGATGTGGTCAAGTTCGAGGCTAAACGAGCCATGCCGACCGATTTTACGGCGGACATGCACAGGCACCTGAACGACCGCATTGCAGGGCGGAAATGGTATTTTGCGAGGGTGACATGCAGGCCGCAGTTGAACTGACGCAGCCGGAGTTGTTCGGCCAGGATGAGCATGTTTGCCCGGGTTATGACGCTTGCCCTGTAAAACTTTGCGGATGCCGCTGGCTGGGGCTTGGCACTCCGTTCGCCAGCGATGTAAAAAAAGGAATTATTTATTCCGATGCCCATTTACATGGGAACGATGATGCCCTATTATTAACTCATCGGGAAGCAATAACGCAGACCGAAATGAAATAGGGTGAACATCATGAACGCAAAGCAAATCTCCGCAAAGACCGAAGCTCAGGCCCGCCAGCCGCACAACAAGGCCCGCGCCATCGAATTGTTTGCTGAGTTGATGGGTTACGACCTAGACGCCATCAGCAACATGCCGCGCAACTGGAAGCAAGCAATTGCGCGTCTTCACTGATTTTCCCGAGGCGGGCTACACCCCCGCCAACCTCCGCGCCTTACTGAAACATGCAGGGCTTACACAACAGGCAGCGAGCGAACTGCTGGCCGTTGACACGCGCACTGTCCGGAAATGGTGCGCCCCGCTGGATTCCGACCATGCGGACATGCCGCATTATCGGTGGTTGCAACTGCTCGCGGCCACCGCTACACTCTGAATATCCCTTCCCGGAGCCATCCGGGTTTTTTATTCCGAGGCCAACATGATTTCATCCCGTGACCTCAACGACCTCCACCCCGCCGTCAAGCGCCGCGCACTGGCCATGATTTCCGCCTGCGATGCTGACGGAATCACCTTGCTGATTACCAGCACCTACCGCGACAACGCCAGCCAGGACAAACTCTACGCACAAGGGCGGGGCGGCGCTGTCGGCCCGGTGGCTGGCTCTTATACACATATCCGAGCCCACGAGAAGGACACCTAC